TTTCTTTAGTATGATAGAATTTAAATCTAGCGTCTGCGTCTTCTATGTAATCGTGTCCGATATGATTGTCAAAACTAACTGCTAATGCGTCAGCAAGAATACTAGGTATTGCCTCTTGTGTTCTCTTTTGATCTTTACCATCTAAAATTTTAATACCGTCTAATACTGCATTGTGAACAGCACGGTCTTTACAAAATTTTTCAGTTGTATCTAACAACCATTGTTGTTCAACTTCTTCAGCATTAAATGATGTAATTAATTCTTTTACAGACTTTAATTCTTCTTCGTTTATATCTTTACGATAACCTAATTCAATTAACAATGATTCTTTTGTTGGTAAGTTTTTATACTTCTCAACAAAACTATTAATCTCTTGGAATAAAATTTTTTCTTCTCTTTTAGTAAAGTAAAGTTCTTTAATAAAAGGTAAAGTCTTACGAGTATAGTCCTCATTAAAAATGAGGTTTCGTAATATTGATATTTCTATTCTCTCGTTATTGCTGTTCAAAGATAGCGGTGCCATTGTTTACTTGATTCTCCATTATTTCAATTAATATATCTCCAATATAATCTATAAAGTCTTGTTTGTCAATGTTGGTTTCGTGTGGATTAAAAATAATATCGTAATCAAATTTCATAGGTAAAGTACCATCAGGATTTTCCTCTTTAGCAAATCCTACTTTGCCGTATTTGTAGATAATACCTTTGTACTTTCCTTCTAATAACTTTATACAACTAAAGTCATCGCCATCTCTTTGTACGTATGCGTATTTCTTTTTATTCTTCGTCTGATCCGTAGCTGAATTTTCGTTTTGCGACTTCATCTATCTTGTCCAATACCTCTTTTGTAAAATACTTTTCTGGTTCATCATTAATATTTTTGCCAAACACTTTACTACCATCAGGCATTTCATAACGAGTAGATACTTTCTTAAAGATACCTGCCTCTTCAGCAAGTTCAATAAGACCGTAATACTTGTCTAATCCTTTTTTATAAGTTAGTTTGACATCAATTTGTGCATTTTCTTTTGTTAACCGTGATTTGTAATTTTTACAATGTATGATATTACCGACAACTTCGGTACCGTCTTTTTCTTTTCTTTTACCAAGATAGATGATTGATGAAGCGGCATACTTTAAACCACTACCACCACCCATTTCTTTTTGTGGAAACATTGAACCGATAACGTCATATGTGTGATTGGTCATTATCATTGGTATATTTGCTTTACCAAGTTTCAATGTTAATACTCTAAATGTTGATTTGACTATTTGTGATCTAGTCATATCTCTTGTTTCTTTACCAGCAGCTGTATCTTCCATTTCTTTTGTAGTAGATAACATTCCTAAACTATCTAATACAAACATCAAAGGTTTTCTTTTATCTTCTGGTTGTTCTAAATATTTGTCTATAATCTTAATTGATTGTGCTCTAAATTCTTGTACTGTTGCAACTGGCACAATTACCATTCTAGTAGAATCAACTCCTCTAGTTTCAATCATCTCTTTTGAGATGGCACTTTCTGATTCAAAGTAAATTACACCTGCGTCTTTATCTGTATCTAAAAAATGTTTACAGATACCTAACGCAAAGAAAGTTTTACCTGTTGCAGCTTCACCAGCGATTGCTGTGATTTTATTACCTGGCATACCGCCATATATTGAACCTGATAGTAACGCATTGAAAGAATACGAGCCTGTATCAATAAAACTTGTTACGTCTGCACTATCAACTCCTTCACTTACTAAACCAGCATATTCATTGCCAGTTTCTTTAATTATGTCCTTTAGAAAATTGCTCATATTCTATTATCTCCTTATCATTATAACTTATTGTGTACCATTTGATACCCATATCATAACACATTTTCTTAATATTGTCAAGTTCCGTTGCAGGAAAAGAGTGTGTCATATAGTTATTATATCTTTTATATATTGTTATCATCATCAAATGCTTTTGCCCAATCACCCTTTGCTTTTAATACAACTGGTTTACCTTTTTTAGGTTTTTCATATCCATACTGTGGCATATGTGCAGGACCCTCATCTTCAAATCGTAAACTAGGTTCTTCAGGTACCCAACCTTTTCTAGGTTCTTCGTAATCGTTAGGTTTTACTCTAGTCCATAATAAATCTTTCATTTCTTTTAAATCAACCGTACCATATTCATTATAAACTCTACCTTCAAACGTGTCTGCCATATTATGTACTACTTCTTTATTGTATTGTACCTTACGTTGATAATCCCAATACTCTTTTAAATCTTTATACGATTCTTTAGTGATAGCCATAGACATATTTATTCAAAAAAACTATCAAGTGTTCCTTTACGTGCCGACTTAAACAAGTCAACATTTTTATCTTTAGCAAAACACCAGACGTTTTCTATAAATGTCTTATTCATAAACTCTTGTTTGGCTTGTTCACTTTCAAATAACTTATCTGATTTAGGTCTTTGCATAATTCTCATTCCTATTTGACCTAAAAAATTATCTTTTAACATATCAACAACTTCATCACAACTTCTATATCGTTTACCTTTTACTGTTGGATCCATAATATTAATTATAGTAAACTTTGATCTTTCAAAACATTTTTTTGAAACAGGTAAAAAGAAATCATCACGCCATTTATTGTATTCATTAAATTTAAACCACGATTGATTTTCTTCTTTTTCACCACCTTTATTATATTCTTCAGTAGAAAAATATGGTGGACTTGTAAATGAACAATCAATATCTTTTATTTCATCCCAAGGTAAATCTTCAGCACCTGTATTGTAGATAGTAACTTTTTTAGGTTTAGTTAAGAAACTATTATACACTTCTATTTGTTTCATATATTGTTTATAAGTGTTAGGGTTTGGATCACATCCAATATATTCTTCGGCGTCTGAAGCAAAGAAACCTGCAAGTCTGTCACCCCAACCACAAGAAGTATCTAATACTCTTTTTGCATTTGTTAATTGATAGATTGTTTTTGCAACATTAGGTTTAAACTGTGTGGCAATATATGTACCTAATCTAAACGCACTCATATAACTTGCTTCTGATAATTGACCGCCTCTTAATTCTTCTTTACCTTCTACAATAACTTTTTTCATATTGTTTATACCACGCCAGATAGGTCCTAAACAACGCCATATATCTTTTGACGTACCATTGTACCATACATCTAAAGGTGCTTTAAAACTATAACTTGAACAATTTAATCTTAATTCTTGGTGAAAATAATTAGATACGTTATTATAAGTTGATGGTGCGTCTATAATACCTAGACCATAATCTTTGTAATTGTATTTGTAATCATCATACTTTTCCATAACATTATTATCGTTAAGTTTACAATATTGTGTTATGTCTTGTTTTTGTAAATCGTAAAATGATTCTCTTACATCATCTAAAGTAATTTTCTTTAGTGGAAATACAGGTCTGTTTTTTTCTATGTAGTCTGCTAAATCTAATCTAAATTGTTCTTTGCCTATATCGTTTGTATATCGTTCAAACGTTTGTTGGTCCATAATAGGCAAACCGTTTTCGTCAGCATAATTCTTTAAATAATCACTCATTGTTCCACATCCATAACATTAAAAGTATAGGTATATAACATAATATAACATATAATATTGCTAATGTCAAGCTCATTTAAATTTATTCGTTTGATTACCCCAACTATCCCAACCAGGTCTTTGAGTTCTAGCAAAGAGTTCTATATAAGGTCCTTCTAATAAGTTCTCTATATGATTGTACATTATATCAGGTTTTCTACTATGTTCTCTACGTTGTTCTACAACTAATTGAGGTACTGATTTACTAATACGTTTAGGTTTACCTTTTGTTGCAAGTAAACACATTTCTGGATTGCCTCTTGTCCAATATCCTAAACCTGTAAAGAAACCCATACTCTTTCTATTTGTTTTTGCCCAAGTAAATCCTACAGTTTTATATTTAAATCCCCACGCATTAATAACTTCAAACGCCTTATCTAATAATGGATCAACAACCCACATTAATAAAACTGAATTATCGTTTGCAATTTTACTTATTGGTAAATTACATATGTCTTTTAAACTCATCACATTGTAATGATTTTCTGGACTTCTATCTTTACCTTTATCACTAAACGTTTTAAAAGTCCAAGGTGGATCAGCATATATTACGTTATATTTTTTAGTAATATCCATATCAATAATATAATAATTATAAATGTTTTTGTATCAATTCTTGTCATAGCAATTCTTTGACCCCATTGAAAAAATACAAAGATTGTAAAGTAAAAAAGTATTAACGAAGTTATCATCCAAAAAATGCCTCTAAACTTGCCTTTGGTTCAGGTGTCCAACCAATAGGTTGTAATATAAATCTAATAGGATCAACAAACGTTTTTTCAAACTGTACTTCATAATCAATATAATCTTGTAACTTAAATTCTTTTGGTAACTTTGTAACATAACTTATTACATCAAACTTAAATGGATTTGCCTCTAGTAGTTTAACAAACTTAATTTTATCACCTTCTTGTATCAATGGATATTTGTTTTGTAAACCAAACTCTTTTATTTGATGATTATAAATCAATGCACCTTTCACGTGAATAGGTGTACCTTTAATAAACACACCACTACTAGAATAATATTTTTTCATATTATTACAACTTCTAGGAAACGATACTGCCTCAGCAGGTAATTTAAAAAACTCTTGTTTGAAATCTGAAACAAACTTATGTAAATCTGATTCTTGTTTAGACATTATAATTTGAATTGCTTGTTTAATTCTAGTTCTACATATCTCTGGTGTTGATGACTTAACTGCCTCGATACCCATAATCTTTAGTTTAGGTTCGTCAAATGTAATACCTTCTTCATCTAATACATTTAACATATATCTTTTCTTGGCAGTCCAGATACCTTTGTCGGCAATGACTTCTCGTTTCATTACCATTTTATTTTCAAATGCGTTAGTGTATTCAGCAAGTTGTTTAAAACATTTTTCTAGGAATGGTTCTATTCTACCTTCTACAACTTTATTAATAAATCTTAATGTCTGTTCTTTAGTTTTATCTTTACATACTTGTTCAACAAGTTTATCTAAACAAAGATAAATTGAATCTGTATCGGATGCCACAATGTAATCTATCTTATCGTGTGTCTTTAATATACTATTCATATATTCATTTACGTTCTTTTCAATATAACGAATAATAAATTGACCTGCAAGTGTAATCGCCATTGCCTGTCTTACATCATAATATCTAAAGTATTGATTACCGATGGCACCGTAAGCACTATTCAATGCAATCTTCTTTGCCCATTGAATATTATGACAACGAGCAATCTCATTTAATAAACTAGGGTCTTTAGTTTCATTATATTTTTTCTTCGCCTCTAACATTAGTTTCTTATACGTAACACGATCATTATACATTTTACCTAATAGTTTAGGAAGAAATCCTGCACTATCAGTTTTAAATAATGCACCGTTTGGTGTTATTGTTGCACCTTCCGTTTTAAGATATGTTAGAGGCGTTGCTTGTGTTAACATCTTATTCACAGTTATACCATTTGGTTTCATACCTATAATTTTTTCTGGAGAAATATTATATTGCATAATCAAATGTGGGTATAGTGAATTGATGTCAAACGAAACAATCCATTTGTGCATACCTACTAGAGGATCTTTTACATACGCACCAGGATATTTTTCATCTTTGATATTATCTTCTTTTGGTGGTATGACTATATTGTCTTTACGTAAGAAGTTGTAAATCAATGTATCCCAAAATCTAACTTGTGAAAATACATCTTGGTAATTTATTTTTGCCTCATACGCCATTGTTAAGATTAGTTCAATCAGTTTTAGTTTATCTTCTAACTGGTCAACAATCTCAACGTCTTTAATATTGTAATCAATAAATGATTGATAGTCTTTTGTGTACCATTCTCTAAATGTATCGTAAGGGTTTTCATCTTTTTGTAATCCAAGTTCTACTTTACCGATATGATCTAACTTATAACTCTCTTGTCTTGCTGGTATAAACTTTTTATATAAGTCAAGGTAATCTAACATTGCAATTCCGTATAAGGTATAATATAGTTGTGATCGACCTCTTACAACTATTTCTTCGGTGCCTACTAAATTCCAAGGCGATAATCTTCTTATAACTTTTTCATCTGTTAATAATTTAATTCTGTTACATAGATAAGGCAAATCAAAAAACTTTGTATTCCAACCTGTAATTACATCTGGATAGTTCTTCATCCAAAACTTCATAAACTCCATAATTAATGATTTTTCAGACTTACATCTTATATAAGTTACATCTGTTCTATCAGTTTTAAATTCACCTGTACCCCACGTAATAATCTGTTTGTTAGATTGATTTTTAACTGTGATTGCTAATAGTTCTTCTACTGGATTTTGTACATCAGGAAAACCATTTTCAGCACTACACTCTATATCAAGTGTAAAGATTTTAATATGGTCTTTTGAAAACTGTATATCATTAGGAAATTCATCTGCAATATACTGATACTGATAACGATCCATACCAAAGATAGGTGCATTTTCAGTATTATAACTTCGTTTAAAATCCCTTGCCTTTTTAATACTACCAAACTTAATTGGTTTTAAACATTGACCTGTAAGTGTTTTAAATTCTGTATCTTGTTGAGAGATAGCATAAAGAGTTGGACTATAATCAATCTTTTCTTTATACTCTTGTCCATCGTGTACTCCTCGTACTAGAAGTTTGCCGTGGTGTTCAATTACTGATTTATAAAAGTTCATCATCCCTCAAATGTAAAGTTATGTTGTCAAGTTCTTTAGTAAGCATTATCTGACAACCTAATCTACTAACACCTTTCTTATAACCATTTTCATATTCTAATAATTCTTGTTCAGGTGTATTATAATCTATTTTGCCTAATTTGTCAACCCAGGCATTATTAACGTACACGTGGCAAGTACCACAAGCACAACACCCACCACAAGTGGCAGGTATTTCATCCAAGTTTGCCTCTCTAGCGGCTTCCATTACAGTCCAACCGACAGGTACCTTTACTTGGACTTTTTCATTGTTTGTCCTAATAAAGTTTACTGTTATCACTTTTTCAAAGTCGGTATAGATGTTTCTGTAATTAAATCTGCTTTCGGTGTTATTATTCTACTTGTATTTTGTTGATACGAAGCAAGTATTTCTCTTTTTGGATTTACAATAGAAACTATATTTGCTGTTTTAATTTCAATTTCTTCACTATCAGCATATGGACTATACAAAGTCATCATCAATTGTACAGGTTTACCTGGTCCTTGTTGATGTGGTATAATTACAAATGGTTGTTTTAGTTTAGTTGTTTCTACTGACTTATCTATAATCTTTGCGATTATATCCTCTCCTGTTGAGAGCCTCATTATTTTCACGTCTGACATAATATTTCTCCTTATTATTATAATATATCATAACTTGACTTAAATGTCAATGTTATTTCTTCTCAAATCCTACTTTATCTTGTACACCTTCTTTATCAATAGGTTTTAATCTTCTACTTAATACGAAAGTTCTATTAGGATTTACAGCAACATTCATTTGTCGCATTAATTCTCTATTAACTAAAATATCTGAACCTGATCTTGGTCGCTGATCTAATCCTACTTCTATATTAGGATATGTAAATCCGTTAAATGTAATATCCATCAATATTGTAGGTCTAATTTCTGATGGTTCGTTTGTGGCATTTGATCTAAACACTTTACTTTCACCGTGTTTAGGTTTAGTATATATTTTGCCATCATATTTCCATTTAACAATTTTACCTTTGTGTTCTAAAATTTCATCTGCGTGTAAGGCACAAGCAAGTGAACCATTACCTGTATCAAATTTTGCTCTAACTTTTCCTAAATCACCAACTTCCATAGTTTCTAACCAACCACATTCAATTAATGATTGTCTGTCCCAATGAGTTCTATCTTTTACCCAATCAATTACATAAGACATCATTGTTTCACCGTCAATTCTACCTGTTGGTTCTGGATCTGAATAATAATCTTTGTATTGATATCCTTCGTAATCAGCACCTGAACCTGGACTACCGTTGATTTCCAAAATGTATGGTTTACCTTTATAAATTATATGATCTACGCCACACATATATGCTCTGGACACTCTAGCAGTTTTTAAAACAAGTTCTACTTCTTCATCACTTAATTTGTATGGTTCTGCTTCAGCACCTCTATGTGTGTTTGATCTAAAGTCATAACTACTATGAGTTCTTTTTGTACTTGCAAATATTTTATTATCTACTACAAAAGTTCTTACATCAAAATCTGTTTTCATATATTCTTGTATCAACATTTCAGCATTTAATTTCCACATTGCCTGAGCAGTTGCCACAAGACCATCATAACTTTCTACTTTTATAACACCAACACCTTGTGTTCCTGTAAGTGTTTTTAATATGATAGGAAATTTACCTCCCACCATATCTAAAGCAGTCTTTAAATTTTTCTCATTAGAAATATATGCAGTTCTAGGAATAGGTATACCAAACTTTTCACATAATAATGCTGTAGTTAATTTATTATCACAAGTTAGCATTGCTGCCCTTGTGTTTAACATAAATGCTTGTGAATTTTGAAAAGCAGATATTAAAGATAATCCACCTTCATCTTCTAACGCACCACCTCTTGTTATACAAACTGTATCTTTACCAACAAAGGTATGTTCAGCACCTTTACCGTCATAGTTGTAAACTGTTAAAGTATTTTTGTCTTCGTCTTTTTGTGTAATGATTGTAGATTTAGTATTTACGATAACACACTTAATGCCTTTTTTCTTACACGCTTTTGATATAAGATCAGCAGTTGTGTTTTCTTTTGGATCTTTAGAATCTGCTATTGTAATAATAGCAACCGTAATAGGTTTTTCTTTACGTTCTAAATCTTGTTCTACAAAAAATTCTTTAAACTTCGGTATTTGCATTTTCGCTATCTTCGTTTGTGACCTTTTTTCCTATGTTATATTTAGCAGATAAGTTCCATTCTTTTTTTTCTTTGAATGGTAAAACTTTTATCTGACTTAAAGGCGCTTTGTTTTCTGCGTCTTCTTTTTTAACTATATCTATTAAGTTCCAGTCTTGTAGTAAAATAGCGATTGTGTTTCTTCTTTGTATATCATTTTCAACTAAAGTTGCTTTCTTGCCATCTAAAGCAAAAAGTTCTTTAAAGTGTACGATATAGTATTTACCTTGTTTGTGTAATATATGACACGATTGAAATAGTGTTTTATCTTTACGACTTGCAACACCTATACGTGTCAATGTTTCTCTAACTTTTAGGAAATCGTCTGGTTGTTTGATTGTGACCTCTAACATACTATCAGGCGTCCATTGTATTTCTTCACTCATTTTGTTCTCCCACCTTTTTTCAAGGTTTCTTTAATATCTTCAATTTGTTGTTTTGTTAGTATGTTGAGAGCCTCTCTAGCTTTCTCATTACCATATCCAAAATACTCTTTCACATACTCTAAATCTTTTAATTTGGATTGCTTCAGCCAACGGCCACCAAATCTTTTTTTCTTTCTTACACTATTTATTAGAAATTGAAACTGTACTTGGTTAGTTAAGAAGTGATAACCATTCATTTCATTTGCTTGTGGGAGTGTGTCCCAAAACATAGATAAACAACGGTTAATTATATACGCAGGATATTTCTTTGCCCACGCCTCATCGCCAGTATTCATCAAGTCTTGCTTAGACTCATTGATTGCTTTTAAATATTCTTTTAGTTCATATGCCATAATTATCTAAATGTATAAACACATACTGCCCTATATCCTGTTCTTGGATAATAGTGATAGTGTGGTTTATTTTCAAAACATACTCCTTTAAATTGTTCTGGTTCTACTTCTTTTAATACTGTTTTATTATCATCATCTAATATTACAGTTGTAGACCTAGTATCTTGTGGTTGATTTAAATATATTATTAATTGATTATGAGGAAATTTGTGATCTTTATGTATATCTGATTTAATAAGTTTATCACTAAAATTAAAATTAACACAACATCTTAATAGTTCACCATCTGGTATATTATGTTTTTTAGCAAATGATGTCAACATACTAAAAAAGAAATCAGCATAAGGATTATCTACCTTATTGTTTGCTCTTAACTCTTTTCTTTCTAATATAGTATGAGATAACCAATTGTTACCATTACCATTGCCAACATCATCTTTATTTAAAAATAAAGGAAATCTATTGCCTAAAATAGTATTATTAATATACTCTTTTTGTTCTTTACTTAAAAAATTTTTATCTTCAATGTAGTACATAATATAGAAGTTTTATTAATGTCTTTTTTCGTGTTTTCTGTGACCTTTGTGGCTGCCCATATAGTAATCACCTGGTTCATAATCCCAGCATTTACCGTGATGTCCTCTTATGTCAGCATACCACATTCTCAACTTCACTATTAAAGTTCTAAAAAATGTTCTCTTTGCCATTCTATCCTCTTACTTAAACTTACAAGTTGCCATTATTTCTGTTAAACAGGCAACCATATTTATCTCTTGGTCTGAAACAAACGCCGATTTATATTGATATCCTGCTAATAAAAGTATTGCTTGTGGTATAGATGTTGGTTGAAGATACTCTTTTAATGATGAGTAGATAGTTCTAAACAAGTCTGCTGGTTGCATACTTGAATTGTTTACAACCCATTTTCGCATATTATCAAACTCTTTACCTTTCAACGCCTTGTAGAGTGTCTTTAAATCTGCCTCTTTTTGATTGTAAAAGATACCACTATCTATCTTACCATTTACTGAATATCTTTGTAGTTCATTAATGGTCTTTCTGAAGTCTGATTCATATTTTTCAATCAACTGTTCTAAAACCTTTTTATCAAATTGTACTTTTTCAGATTTTAATATCTTATCTAATCTTAATGCAAAAGCAGAATACATTTCTTTTTTATGACCATTTAACTTAAACTCTATATGCGTTAATCTACTTCGTAATGGTTCTATAAACTTGTAAGGATAATTACAAGTCATTATAAATCTACAATTTTTGTGGAAAGTTTCTATGAAATTACGTAAAGCAGGTTGTACAGATTCAGCATTCATATAGTCTGCCTCGTCTATGATAACTACTTTATGTTTTGATTCTGTATTGAACGATACAGTAGAAGCAAAGTTTTTGATTTTGTTTCTTAAAGTATCAATATGTCTACCTTCATCTGAACCATTGATGATGATATAATCAGCACCTAATTGTTCACACAAGGCACGTGCAACGGTAGTTTTACCTGTACCAGGACCACCTGATAATAACATATTAGGAATTTCTTTTTTATTTAGAAATTCTGTAAATGTCTTTTTTGTATCTTTAGGTAAGATACATTCTTCAATAGTTTTAGGACGGTATTTTTCCACCCATAAAAAGTCTGCCATAATATAAACCTCACTTTATTCATTATTTATCTTCCATAGTAAACTCTTGTACGATTTCACTATCAACATCAAAGCCACCTTTATTAATTGTCCAAGTGTCTTCGTGTCTTTCGTAATCGAGTTGACCTACATATTCTTGTACATCATCTGCTAATTTTTTATCTTCATCACTAGCAGTGGAATATTCATTCCAATTAAAGTACAATCCTTTTTCAAAATTTTGAAGACTACCAAATTCTTCAATCACATCATCTACCTCAATATGTTTATTGATATAATGTGTTGATTGATGATATTCTCTTTCTTCTAACTTTAAGGTATCACCAGGTTTGTATTCAGTACCGTCTTCAAGTTTATACTTGTCTGACATACTAAAACTCACTATCAGGTTCTAATGCGATCCAATACTGTACTGGTTTATTTCTGTTTACAAAATGAGAAATCTTTTGTTGAGAAAGTTCTACATTGTAATCATCAGCAATAATCTTTAAGTTTTCTGCTTTAAAGTTAGCGTTAAACTTCTTATCAGTTTCACCGATAGTTTTAGAATAACCATTTGATGATTTATTTTTCTTATCAGTAGCAGTTAACTTGATGTTTTTACCATCACCTTCAACAACAACATCTGGTAAGTTTAATGTAGTGATTGCTCTTTGTA